ATATAGAAACTTCATCTTGTTACCAGATTGGATCTGCTCATACTTACTAGTTAACTTATGTTTCTTCAATTGGTCATTGTATAATAGTGCAGCACGAACATGAATTGGCGTACCGGATTTATATAGACTTGAGTTATCTTCAAACTTTCGAACATCTGATACACCACGAGGGAAGGCGATTTCTTCTGGTGTTAGATCCATCCACTTTTCTCGTAACTCTTCAATCCATTTCTGAACTTCATCTTCACTTTGAGTTACCACCTTCTTCAGTGTATCCATAATCAATTCTTTGACTATCTGCGGAGTAGAAGAACGAACGGCTTCAATACCAGTCACTTTCAACTTTGGTTCAGCAAATCTCACACCTTCATTGTCCCAAACATGTGCAATGTATCGTTTCTTCGCTGTCCAGATGGCTTTATCGGCGATGATTTCACGTTTCATCACCATCTTCTGTTGTGGTGCTTTCATATAGTCAGCAAGATGTTGATATCCTTTATCTAGATGTTTCTCAATTTCTACTGATGCTTTGTTTAGAAAGTCTACGATTTTTGTCTTGTTTGTCTCATTTGGTAGTATCTTCTGTACCAATGCACTCATATTAAGATACACAGAATCGGTATCAATCGCAATCACATAGTCTTCGTTAGTCTTCAGTATATTGTTTAGATATTCATTAAGAATCTTCTCAGCCCATCTAATAGTAAACTGACCTGATACAGTTATTGCCTCTGCAACACGTTGATCAAAATATCTGAAATATTTATTTGCTAACGCTCCATAGAAAGAGTTCATTGCAATCTTGATAGCCATCTGGTTGTTGTCGAGAATGGATATCTCGCGTTCAATACTTTTAGATTTTTCCTTCTCATATCTCTGTTTTGCGTCTATCATCTTTTGTTTGATAACAACTCTTTCATCGTAATATGATTGAATAACCTGTGGGATGATACCTTCTATGTCATTACGAAACAACTGACCTGTAGCAGTAAGACACATTCCATTTGGTATATCTAAATCAGGCATCTCTAGTAGTTTATCAACGTTTACTCCAGATACAATATCATTTACTACAGTCTCTGGACTCATATTGTATTGCATAATGAGATGTGGATATAGAGAGTTTAGATCAAAGGAAACCACCCAATCATGAAGACCTATTTGTGGTTCTTTTACATAACCACCTTCGATTGTATCATACCGTGAATCAGTCTTAGGCGGTACAACAATCTTTCTAGATTTGAACTCATTATATAGAATAGCATCCCAAATGCCAACGGTCTTCAATGTCTCGCCAAGAGTACACTTAGCACGATAGGCCATTGTAAGTACCAAATCGATTAGACCAAGTTTGTCCTCAATCTTATCAACAAGTTCCACATCTTTTACATTATACTCCACAAACTTTTGATAGTCGTGTTTGTATAACATATGCAAGGAACCATATTCACTATAATCCAATTTCTTCTCGCCTAGAATCACATTAGCGATATGATCCAGTTTATAGGACTCTTGTTGTCCTAGTGTGTTGTATGTAAATTTTTTGAACACATCGATATAATCCAACTGTGTGATACCAACCAGATTGTACCTTAGATGTTCCACACCAGCTATGAAAAGATTATCTTTATTGACAAGTTTCCAAGGTGACAGAGACTTTACCATATCCTCACCAAAGATTCTTGCAATACGATTGACAAGATAAGGCACATCAAAAAACTCTGAATACCATCCAGTAAGAATATCTGGAACATGATCAGCCCAATAATCAATGAAATCTAATAAGAGTTCCCTCTCATTTTTGCATTTACGATAAAGAACAGACATTCCGCTTTTGTCTGGATTGAAGTCATATAGACCCCATGTGTGGTAGATAGTACCGTTATTGTTCTTGATAGTGATGGTAATGATTTCATGTTTAGCATCACGCGGTTCTGGAAATCCGTCTTCTGATGCTACTTCAATATCAATCGTGCAGATATTGATCTGATTGCGATCATACTTAATCGTCTTGGGAAATGCGTCTGAGATGAATTGATGGACATAGTTGGTTGTTCCATATACCGTGAAGTTATCTACATCCGCGTACTTATCCATAAACTCTTTACAATCACGCATAGATCCAGGCTGTACAGAATCTACAGTACGTCCGTCGAGAGTCTTCCATGCACCCTTTGGCGAGGGAATATAAAATGTCGGTTCAAACTTGACCTTCTTAGTAATCTGTGTCTTGTTATTGTAACCACGAAACAGAATCTGATTACCGTATCGATCTACATTAGTGTAAAAAATGATAAACCTCCTTAAAAAAAAATGGGAGAGCATTGCTACTCTCCCATTATAGTCTATGGAGTTATAGATGTCAACTGAAAACTTTATTGACCCAACTTGCTCCGACGAAATAACCGAGTGCCATTACAAGCACTCCTACTGAGAAGATTAGTTGACCTTCCATTAGATATATCCCTTCCTAGTATAGATTGAGTAGTGTTGAGTATATCCGTTAGCGATAAGTTTCTGTCGTCTTTCGAGTTCAGCGTGATCCTTAGCGCCGCTTAGAAAATCTTCTTCCCAACTGTATGAGAAAAACTTTTTTACCTTTGAAAATAACTTACTCATTTAGTAACTGTGCTGCCTCCTTTGTCTCTTCTTTAGCCGTGTTAATGCTAACTTTCCTCGGCTTCTTATGGTCTGGAATGATGTTTTCGAGGAAGACCTTGAGCATTCCGTTGACAAGAGACGCATCCTTAACTTCGATTGTGTCAGCGAGGTTGAACGTCCGTGAGAAGGCACGATTAGCAATCCCCTTATGTAAGAAGTTATCGTTATCGTCAGATGTCTTACCTGCAATCTTCAAGACATCGCCATCAATCTCAATTTCGATATCAGACTTAGAGAAACCAGCAACAGCAATCTCAACGATATATTTGTTCTCTTCGACCTTACGAATATTATAAGGCGGATACGATGGAACGTTCTTTGATAATGTATCGTTGAATTCATGAAGACGATCATGGATTCGATCGAAACCAACAAAGAATGGTGAATTTAATAGGGAAAGAATGTCTTTAGTCATCTTTTGACCTCCTAGTTTAGCAAGGTTATGTTGTGTGATACCCATTCGGCGTATCACGATTTTATTTAGTTTGGACTCTCCCAAAAGTCACACCACTTTACCGTAACTCAGGTATGCAGGTGTCGCATATCTATTCAATTTGAATTGCAGTTCACGTAGTTATTAACAACCTTACAATTGTAATTACTACTATTATTCTGTTGTCCAGTTTGACCATTAATAATGATAGGAGTCATCGTACCATCATAATTCCTCTGATACTGCCGACCATTCAATTCGTAGATCTTGTTAGAATTTTGATCAATACGTTGACCATTACTATTAATCATATATGCATTGTTGTTAATGGCAGATCGATTGTCATATGGCATTCCTAGAGAATTACCAAACAAACCACCAAGCAACCCACCACCAAGTACACCAGCGGCAGTAGCGAGCTTCTTGCCATTACCCTTGCCGACAAACTTGTTCGCAGCAAAACCGCCACCAGCAGCTCCTAGAAGCCCACCAACGGTAGTACCAACATCAGTAGTCTGACAAGCACTCACACTCAAACCTAGAACCGCAACAGCGGCAATCATTGACTTACGCATCATATTTCTCCTTGTTTGCATCATCACAAAGTCAACTTACTCTACTAATATAATATCAGTCGTATTAAATGTCAACCCTTTTTTTCACTAATTTTGAGATTTTTTAACTTTTCTTCAAAAAGGTCCAATTGTAGACGTAGAAAGGAAATTTGCTTATGGGTCGACAAAATCCCTTCTTCGTCATAACTTCCGTCGTGAAGATATTGGTGGGAATCCAAATTTTGTTCTAATAGTTTCAATAACGATACAGCGGGAAATTCAATATCATTGCCATCAACTCCAAACCAAACAGTGGTTTGAATATCACCAGTATCGTTTAACCACAAATCTGAATTAACTGTTAAAGACCTTGTATTCATAAAAAAACGCTCCTTTCAAGTTATCACTTCTTTCTACCAATACTATACTTTGCCACTAACTCCCATTCTTTCTTTTCTTTATAGGGAAGAATTTTAATTTGATTTAAAGGAGCAACAGGATTTGTAGTCTTTGTAGAATCTACAAGAGTCACTAGGTCCCATTGTTCTAATAAATTGGCAATCGCATTACGTCTACCAATGTCTGACTCATTTTCGATGAAGTCAGAAGGCTTACCGTCAAGTGCGAATAGTTCTTTGAAATGTACGATGAAGTATCTGCCTTGTTTGTGTAGAATATGACAGGACTGATATAACTTCTTATCTTTACGAGATGCTACACCAATGCGTGTTAGTGTCTCTTTTACTTTTAGAAAGTCATCTTCATTCTTTAGATGTACTTCTACCATATTACTTAATTCGGTCATTATTCATTCCACCTCTCATCAATTTTGTTTTTATTGTTACAAGTTGTTCATCATCTAAAATTTTGAGTGCTTCCTTCGCCTTATTGACCGAGTATCCATAATAATCGATCACCGCTTGTAAGTCCTCGTCACTAGTATTCTTATGCCATTTTGAAAAGCGTTTACGTTTTCTCACAATATTTATTAGAAATGAATATTGTAGTAAATGGTCTAGATGAGAGTTCATATTCATCATATTAGCATACTGTACCGTATCTGGAAAGTATGATAGTGACTTATTTGTCAGATAAGGATTATAAGTTTTCTCCGCTAGTTCTGGGTTATCAGAATTGGTGATGATATCTTTCTTACCTAGATTGATATCGTTTACAAAGTCAAATGGATTCATAATCAAATTCCCTTCACTCTTAATCATATTCTATTTTTATAACCTTGTCAAGTGTTTTGAGTATTATGCTCTGAATACTAATAAAAGTATTACATCATGAATACTAACTAAACACTTGACAAAACCTCGTTGAAGAAGGTTGAGTATTAATCGCTGAATACTAACAAGAGTATTAATCGGTGAATACTAACGAATACCTTCTTCAACAAACATTTTTCGTACCTCTCTCCAAAGAGTACGAAGATGTTTATCTGAAGATGTCATTGCTTCTCTTATTTCTCTCACATCATCAAGATCTTTTATTGCTTTTTTAGATTCTAAATTCATACTTTTCTTACAAGAAGAACCAGCTTTGCGTTTGTGCCATTTGTAGTTTGAGGCTGTAACACCAGCTTTCATATGATATGGAGTCAAACCAAAGTATACTGATTTAACATACTTCCAATATGGAGGTTTGCCATTATCTGATCTTACTCTTGGTTCTCCTGTTTTAGGATCAATGATCGTATTAATAACTTGATAGAGAAATTTTATTTTATCACTTGTATAATTTTTTAGACCTTCATTGAGATGAGTACCTTTTTTATTGTATTCTATATTAGCCCATGATCGAGTATCATCTGGTAGTCTAGATGCTAGATGAATAAGATTTCTTTTTATCCACTCAACTATAGGATCTGAATATTCTGTTTTGATACCATAATTGTTGTTTCTAGCTTCATTAGAATGTTCTGTTAGATTGGTTCTATCTCTGTAGATATGTTCCATTTTCTTTTCATGTTCTTCTAAACTACATGGATCAAACTTCTTTAATCTAAGAAAAACTTCTGGAAATTTTTCTAAATAATAATCAATTGATTTTAGATCATTGATATCAGTCTTTTCTAAAAGATCTGGACGTTCAAGAGATGCTATCACTCTTACCTTTGGTGTTTTCTTTTGATGAAAAAGAAGTATTGAAACATTTTTAGATGAAGTCTTCTTTTTCAAAGAAATCAATTCTTCTATAGTAAATGGTTGAGCTAAACTTACGTTCTCGCGAGATCTAAGATGAGCGTCTTCTATAATTATACTATCACCTTTTTTCAATCCTGGTATATCTAGATTTATAAAATCCAAAGGTGATATTTCACTACATACTTTTGTCTTTGAGTTGAAGATATGAATTTTATTATTACCAACATCTGCAAGAAATCTATTATTCATTTTATTCCTTTCAATTTGAGTATTATGGGGTGAATACTAATAAAAGTATTACACTCTGAATACTAACTAAAAAATGGGTGTTAGGAGATGAATACTAATAAAAGTATTGCCCGATGAACACCAACTAAAATTCCATTATATTTTATCTACTCTACATAATGATTTATATGAAACGACGATACAAACGACGATAGAAAATTCATTTTTATCCCCAATTTCTAATTTTAACTTCTCTTGTCCAATTTACTTTATATACATTACTTTTTATTTTTCTATAATTTGTAGTAGTAATAGATTTATTATGGGATGATACCCAATGTTTTTTTCCGTGAATACTATGTCTCCAGTATCCTTCAACACCAAAATCATCTGATATTTTACTATGACTTGAATATGCAGATACTTCTTTTACTTCATTTACAATACCGCCATACTTTTGAATTATATCTAAAAACGGTTCTAAAATCTTATTTGATACTTCTTTACAAACCACAATCAACTCCATTCACAATCAGTCATGATTTCTAGTAGACAAGCAACGTTATTGATTTCATGGTCAACAACAAAGGCTGCTTGATATTGATACTTAGCAAGAATCAACACCATCTGAGCAACACTCATTGGTTTCATCTTCTTGTTTGCATAATCATATAGTTTACGAAACAGTGTAGATGATTCAATATCAGCATTATCAACTACCCATTTACGAATACCTGTGAAGTCTTGATTTTTCATCATAGAAACAAGAGAATCAAAAGATTCGTCACTTAGTGTAGTGAGAATGCCGACATCAATCTTACCTGTAACAGAGTATCGCTGAAGTTCATTTAGAACACGTCGCCAATCTGGCATATGTTTCATAATTAGTTCAGCGATAACTTTCTGATCAAACTCAACCCCCTTCATCTTGAGGATATTCTCAACACGCTTCATAAACTGAGAAGCAAGACCTGCCTTCTCTTTATTTGTCATAGTGAAGTCTACTACACTACACCGAGAATGAAGAGGTTCGATAATACGATTCTTGAAGTTACAGGTTAGAATGAACCCACAATTATTAGAGAACTCTTCCATAAAGTTACGAAGAGCAGGTTGAGTAGATTGTGGATTAAGATAGTCAGCCTCGTCTAAAATAACATATTTACGACCACCTGTAAACGATACAGTAGAAGCAAACTGACTGATTTCAGTTCTAAGAGTATCGATGTTACCATTCATAGAACCGTTGATGATAATGTAATCAAGATCTAGTTCGTTCAGGAGTGCCCTAGCGACGGTTGTTTTACCGACGCCAGGACCACCTGTGAGAAGAAGATTTGGAACTTGATTTTTATCTACGAATGCTTGAAATACACTCTTCAAACGCTCTGGTAGAATACACTCTTTGATGCTGGGTGGACGATACTGTTCCACCCATAGATAATCACCCATTGACATAATATAGACCTTTCATTAAGAGCGGGATTCAGTAGCAATAAAGTAAGTTACCCTCCCATCTCTTGTGCTAAACTTAGAGATTCCCTTACTAGAAATCTCTACATTGTAGTCTAACATCATCATCTTCATGTTGTCAACCTTAAAGACGTGTCGGAACTCACTTTCTGTCTTTCCAACCTTCTTAGTATAACGATTCATTGAAGAGTTCTTTGAGTCTCCAGCACCAACAACAATATTACCATCAACGCCTTCTACAATCACTTCTGGTAGACCAAGAACACGGGCTGCTTGAAGAACATCCTTTAGATTGTCTTCGGTGAAAATAAAACTGGCATCTACGTCAGGTAGAGTCAATTCCTTTTCTGGCGGTGTTACAATCATCGATGGATCGGCATAACGATAATCAATCGAAGTGCCATTACCATCATTAATATTAGCAGAGTTATCGTTTAGTTCCAACTCTGGTGCCTCCATTAATGATACAGCAGAAAGAAACTGTCCAAGATCATAGATACCAAACTGTCGTTCAAAGGTATCTTCGACCATTACTTCAGCAAGAACAGTCTTTTGTGGTGAGACTGTTTTAAGAACATTACCCTCCTTGAATAGGAGAGATTGGTTGATACTCGAAAAATTCTGTAGTACTTCAAGAGTCTGTTCAGATAGTTTCATAATTTACCTCACTTTTTTGCATATTTAGAGAGTAATTCAGCATCAGCAGTTGCCGCAGCTCCTACTTGTGCTAAATCGACGAGGGAACCACCAAACATGTAGGATCCCATATGTGTTAGACGCATCCAAGGACACATCCACACTTTAATGCCAATGTTTCTAGCCCATTGACAAAACATGTAATCTTCTGATAAGTATCTATTTGAATCTGGACAAATTACTGTATCAAAGAATGCCATAATTTGACGCGAACCATCAAAATGTTTAGTTCTAACGTGATCTGGTGTATATAGTAGTTCTGGATAGGCATCGGTATATTTTTCAAATACGTGCCGTTGAACAATCATAAATCCAGTACCACCTTCTAGTACTTCTACCGGTTCATCAACACGGAGTTGATCAGTTCCTGGGGCTGGATTGAAAACAAAGTCTCCGACGAACTTTTCTAGTTTATTTGGATTTTCGTCAGCAAATCCTTTATCTACTGCACGTTTAATCTTTTCCCAAGCAATAGTCTTTTTTGGATATGGTGCACAAACAATATCTTTATCTGACTCTGGATCAGCGATAGCAGCCATTGCTAGAACGTCGTTTGGATCAAATCCAATGTCACTATCGATAAACATAAGATGCGTCATATCAGAACGCATAAACTCGTCTACTAGATAGTTCCTTGCGCGGGTGATAAGAGATTCATTGAAAAGATAATGAAATCCTAACTGTACTCCATAATTAGTAGCCATGATACCTAAATCAGTACAAGATTTTGAATACTGACCAGTACACATGGCTCCATACATTGGAGTACAAACCATAATCTTTCTTTTTCGCAACTCTTCAACTGTTACTTGAATTTCCACTCAAATCCTCCTTATCATGTAAATGTAATGCCATCATAGCATAATGCAAGACTTTCATCAAGTCTTTTCTATTGTAACCATCTTTACGTCCATATCGTTGAGCATACTTCAAAACGTTACCGATACAAAAACCCATTCCATGACCAGAGTCAAAAATAAACTCTGTTGCTTGAAACTTTGTTTGCGAGTAGTGTGCATCATATGTACTATCTATATAGTCTTTCAATTCGGAAATTAGACGGTCTTCGTCAAATTTATAGTCAATCATCTCAGACATAAGTTCACTCCTTCGTTCATCATGTTTATATAATACCAAACTTTGGTATTTTTGTCAAGCGTTTTTAAATTTTTGGAGCGGGTGGAGGGAATCGAACCCCCGTCATGAGATTGGAGATCTCAGGTAATGCCATTATACGACACCCGCACCATATGGTTTTATATGATTACAACCTTATATATTACGGAACCGGTTTTTAACCATGATTTATGTTGGCGAATAACTAGAGGGGACCAACATAAAATGGCATCATATACTTGAAAGTCCTAGACCACTACAGGACTCGAAAGGAGGCTCGGTTCCAACCCAAAAACTCTTTGGCATTTTATCATTTTCGTACATCATGTTTATATAATACCAAACTTTGGTATTTTTGTCAAGTTTTAATTATGCTGCTTCTTCAAAACCCTCAAAGGGCAATCCTTGCGGGTTGAACAAGAAATCACGATAAGTTCCCTTCGCAAGCATATCACTATGATTAGCCTTAGCAACAGTGAGATTAAACTGGACATCACCACTATTGTTAAGAGCGAAACGATCAGTTGCATGACACAACATCATGTGAATCATTCGTGCCTTTTCCTCACCAGCAAGAAGAAATATTCCATCTTCCTTTAGGAAACTTTCAAATTCTGCAAACAAAGTCGAGTTTACTTTTTTCAACTTATGTTGCTTGAATGTGTGAAGAAATGGCTTTACCAAGTCTCCCTTTCCTCTATACACCATAAGAGATGCCCATGCATTGAACTGACGTTTCCAAGGACTATACTCTGTAACAGCTTTGTCTGCAAAGAAATCGGAAGTCAACTTCATACCAATTCGGATATAAGTCTTCCATTCATTCCACTGTTTCATTGCGGTTTGCATTGTCAACTTTGGAGCGCCCTTAGCTTGGCCGTTCTTGCCAGCTCGCCTCTTGATTAACTGCCTAAGAACAGTTACTTCTTCACTAGTAGCAGATTTATCTACCTTATTGATTGCGTCTGTTACAGTGCGATTCTTAGCCGGTGCGGCCTGTATGAAGACATCTGGATCAACACCAGTAACAACAATCACTTGAACGTTTTCATCATTTTCAACAATAACTTTCAGACGATGTTGAAATTCAATGATGTTACCTTCTACTGTGAAGACGATGGCACCGCCATCCCACAACCAACCCACTTTAGCAACACTTTTACGAATAGCTGCAATCTGTCCTTCGACAATCTTTCGATTATTATTGTTGAGATGGTCAAGAATATATTGAGCCATATTTGGCGTCATCGTAATCTTAAATACATCTTTGATTTTTGAAGCTGGGTCAAATCCCAGAACTTCTTCGTGTTTTGTTTTCACAAGATTTGTGTGCTTGTAGTACACTGTCATTCTTTATACCTCCAAGGTTAAATGACATTACAAATAGAGTTTTGTAGTTGGAGCGGGTGGAGGGAATCGAACCCCCGTCATGAGATTGGAAATCTCAGGTAATGCCATTATACGACACCCGCACTATTATTTTTGTATAGTAACATAACTACTTGATGTTGTCAAGTAACTAGTATTCTTTTTTTGGTTTTTCTTTATATTTTTTAAAGTATAAATTTGCAGATGGTTGAATAAGTTTCATAAGATTTTGTGTCTTACGATGTGGTCTATTCTTCCACCCATACCATTTGCTCTCCTTTCCTTTTTCATATGGTGGATTAACTGATAGCAACTCATACTGATCGCCAGTAACGTCAATAATTGTATCTCCATCCTGTAACCACCAATGGTGATCAGCTACTTCGCATGGAGCACTCATAACTTTCAAATTCGCATCTTGAAAGAAATAGTACATTGTTTGTGTAGAATGGTAACAGTGTCCGAACAAAGGATTGCCAAGGTTTTTCGCTCTGTACTTTGGTGGACAAAAATCTGTTGTGAGGTTGTCTCTAATTAAACCAGAAACCAATTCAAGATCATCTGGATATTTGTATTGTTTATACTCCAATATCCATTCAGCCCAAACTTCATACTGTTTAGGTGCAAGTTTGATATATTTTTTATGATTAACGTATGATGTCGATGTCATCACTATTTGTATTCCAAGTTTCTAGAGTTAGTCTTAAACGATTATTATGTATAACACATTTAACGAATGATGTCAATAGATTCTGGATTATTATTCCAGACTTCGATTTCTGATCTAATTCTTGAATCGTTCTTCAAAGATTCAAATCTTTTCGAAGCCTTATCCTTCCACCAAGAGACAACACCATCAAAACTATAACGATCATAGTTATCCTTTTTGATAAGTGTATCCGTTTCCATGTTAAGATACTCTTTCACGTTTTCATAACCATAGTCTGACATGTATTGACGTTTCTTCTCTGTCAAACCTTTAGCATTATTACATGCTGTAGTAAATTTGTCAAGCTCTTTTTTGTCAAATTTTTTCAAAGAAGATTTAATAATTGCAATCATTTTTGTTTGTGTCTTTAACTTACGAGAAGATGCATCTTCTGGTACCAGACTTTCACCATTATTTCTTTCGATAAACCAATCACTTAAACGACGATAGTTTTCATCATTAATAAGTGGCGCAAAGTCCGAATCGGTATTACCTTTATAACGAAGAAATGGTTTCATACCGTCATACTGTGATGCACCTTTGGTAGATCCATAAAGAGAAGTTGTTTCAAACATGCAAAAAGGACCACCATATTTTTCATTCAATTTATCTTTGACAAGATGTGAACAACAAATGGCAGCCAACAATTTACCACCAAGATAATTAAAACCAAAAGGTTGTGTAGGTACAATAATGAAACCCATAATAGAAGATTGATTGAATCTTTTCATTACATCTTTATTAAGAGTGTCAAGTGGTTTGCCTAGAAATTCATTACGAGGCTTAGAGTTGATAGTAGGAGAACCCATACGAATAAATCCAACAATCTTGTTGGTGTTCTTTTCATAGACAATGTAACGTAAAGATTTTCCTGGTATAGAAGACTCTATGGCATGAGAAGTCACAACTTCCAAATAATACATGAAAGTTTCATTAGTAACTTCTCTACACTCAAAATCCATATCATTTGGATTTATAGAAAAATCTGAAAACATTTCATCTTGTGGACCCATGCCTGGAAGAGCTGTGGGATAACTCTCCATTCTTTCTAATTTTACTTTTCGTAGATAATCATCAATTCTTCCGAAATTGGAAAAATAATCTACGAAAACATTAGCAGCATAGGTAGCATCTTCTGGAGATAGAATCAACTCTTATAATCCTTTGTAAAACCACCATCATGGCGTTTACTCAATTTATCAATGTTTAATTGTACTACATCTTCTAGTGATATGTCAAGCCCTTCGCACGCTTGAATTACATACCACATAACATCACCAAGTTCAAGAATCATCTTGTCTCTTAGTTCGTCCGTAAGTTCTTTTCCATGAAAAGAAATCTTTTTTACATGATCAGCAAACTCTCCTGCTTCACCAGTAAGACCCAGTGCAGCAGTTAGTAAATGAGTAATCTTGACTTTATCCAACATGGAAAGTTCTTCCATGCGTCTTAGAAAAGATACGTGATTCTTACTATAATCACTGGTCACGGATAATACGAAATCATGATAATCATCACGCTGCACGTTGTTTTCTCCTTCTCTGTAGTAGTCTTAAATCTTTCATTGCCTTATCTAGATGATACCGATTTGCTCGCTTACGGAAATCGTATCCCTCCATATGGTCATATTCGTGCTGGAATACTCTAGCCGTGAATCCTTCAAACGTAGCAGTATCTGTTTCACCATCAATTGTAGTCATACGAGCACGAATGGATGTGGGTCTCTTAATCTTAATATAAAGACCTGGAAAACTCAAACATCCTTCATCAAGTGTCATCGTATCATCTGAACGAAAAACAATTGTTGGATTGAATACCGGAATGATAGATTCTCGATTTGTAGGATCTCCCATTACAAATACTCGATAAGGAAGACCAATCTGATTTGCTGATAGACCTACACCACGTTCTTTAATCATCGTATCTGTTAAGAGATTATACAACTCATGTGGATCCATCTGCGGATTTTCAAAATCAAATAGTTCAGTGGTCTTATATAGCAATTCATTAGTAAACATTATATACTCCTAAGATAGTCTTGTCAAAAACCTTGCAATATGATTTACAAATGGAAGCATAGAAAGTGCCATTACTAGATTGACACCAGTATGTGCCATAGCAATTCTAAGTGTATCACCCTTTGGCATTCCATCAGATACCAGAAGACCTGCAATCCAGATTGTACCCGTAGTACCAATATTGGCTCCAAGTACGGCAGCAATCGCTGCTGGTAGAGGGACTGCTCCTGATGCTACAAGAGCAATGATTGCTGTTGTACTAAGAGATGACGATTGCCAGAGAAGTGTCATAACAATACCGCCTAAGAACATCCATAACGGATTGTGAATAAAGTAGTTAAAATGTTCCATATTACCCATACTCTTCATACCACCACTGAACATCTTCAGCCCGATATAGAATACTACAATACCAACTAAAACAGTAATTACAGGGTTACCTAAATCCATTTTCTTTACTCTCTTCCATAGTTTTTTAGACTCAGTCATTTATTTTATCCTCTAGTTTCTTCAACTCTTTTTTATAAAAATCAATCATTTGAGGAAACAATTCATTATCTGGATATTTTGTAGATTCAAATTCTAGAATAACAATCTCATAACGAATAAATCCCCACCGTGCCCATTCCATACCATCAAGCATTTTTCTTCCAACATTCACAAAAGTCACACCTATCAAAGAGTTCGTCTCTATATACACAGTAATCACTGGCTTCAAACTCTCTGGACACACAACTCTTCATATTATTTCTTTTTATCCAGGTATCCGCTTCCTCCTTTGTTCTATATCCAAGTCTAGTCAAACCTCTTATTGGGGTAATGTTATTATACCACGGTCCATTCCAATCACCGATTTCGCCGTTATACTTTATAAGAATACCCCACGCCTTCATGCCGCAATCCTTGAAAAGTTTTGTTGTTTCTCAAAACGAATGATATTTCTAAACTTATCGATCATCATATCACCCTTATGACTAATTATAAACGTGTTGGTGTCTTGTGTCAACCCTTCAAGAATTTTTAGAAACTCTTCTGTACCATTATTGTCAAGAGAACTATCAAACACTTCATCCATGATAAGAAGATTTGTACTGACACTATTTCGAAGTTTCGCAATGGTTCTCCACGTGAATAGAAGCGATAGGTCGATACGCATTTTCTCACCTTCACTAAAACTCTCATAAGAGAACTCATCGCGAAACCTTGATTTGATTTTCTCGTTAAAGTTTTCATCTAATTCAAACTGTACGAAAAAACCAAGATGTTGTAGATAGTGATTAATAAACTTATTCATCAAAGGCACATATTGTTTGATAATACGTGACTTGATACCACTATCTTTTAACATCTCTGATCCTACACGAAAAATAGATTGTTCTTCATTCAAATCTACCTTGCGTTTCTGATACTGATTCTTTTCTCCTTTCAATTTATCAACGGATGAACTATCATGTTTAACATCATTCATCTTATCTGTCAACGTAGAAATTTCATTATTTAATTCTGTGATGAACTGATTGTTAATACGAATCTGTTGATTGCATTCATTTACCTTTTCATTTAGTTCAGAAATCTGAAGAGTAACCTCTACAATCTCATCTAGCCGTTCCTGTAACTCGGCACTCTTTTCTTTTAATCCATTAATACCATTCTCGGTCTTTTCTAGGGATTCACGTTTCTCTATAAGAACTTCATCTTTGAAGTGTTGAGAGATATCTTGTTTACATGTTGGACAATTATCATAGTGTTCAAAGAATTGAATATCCTTATTGATTTTCTTTACTTTATCCCGGAGCTTTTGAGCGACATTGCGGATTTCTTCTTTTTGGATTTCAGTCTTGTTCTTGTCTCTGATTCCTCGTTCCAGAGATCCAATTTCGCTCGTAAGATGTTCAAGTGTCCCAGTTTGTATAGCAATTGCTTCCTCGCATACGTGAAGTTTTTCTTTTTTCTGACCGATTGTGTTTTGGACATCGGCGACGACTGATTTAAGATGATTGTTTTCAATTTCTATCTTCTCCTCTAGTAAGTCGATTTGATATTGAGTTTCCCGGATATCATTCTTAGATGTCTGAATCTTTTCCTTTAATAGATTATTCATAGTAGAAAAGATTTGTAGGTCTAGAAGATCCTCAATCACCTCTCTTCGTTGAGCCGCAGTCAATTGCATAAACGGCACAAACGTAGAAGAACCAAGAACAACAACTTGACTAAAAGATTTATGATTCATCTTGAGAATATTCTTTTCAAGAAAATCCTGATAGTCTCTTATAGATGCTGTTTGATTGATAAGATTACCATTTTGATGAATTTCGAAAATATTTGGTTTGATACCACGACGTATCATATACTCTTTTTTACCTACCGCCAATTCAATCTCAACAATCAATCCTTTTTGATTGACAGAGTTTAGAAGTTGTGGCTTGTTAATCTTACGAAAAGGTTTACCATAAAGAGCAAAAGATAGCGCGTCCAGAACAGTACTCTTACCCGCTCCATTTTCACCAATAATCAATGTAGTCTTATTACGAAGGAAATCAATCTCAGTAAAAGCATTACCTGTACTGAGAATATTTTTATAACGTATTTTCTTGAACGTAATCAAGTATTACTCCAGTGTCAATGCTTCGTTATATAGATTATGGAATAGTGTCTTTAAACGTTTCTTATTTGACTTTGTTTCGATTTGATCGACATAGGTTTCCAACATCTCCATCGTTGACTTTGCCTCATCAATTAAATCATCTTCATTATCTATATCAAGATTCAACATGTCTTCGATAATCTGAATATTGTGAACGCCACTCTTCTCTAATTTATCGATAAACACGTCGAACATATAAGGATTAGTCTTATTCTTGACAATGACCTTCATATATGTTTCATTATAACCGGCATAATCAATCTCGTCAACTATTTTTTCAATATTCATATCTACGTCATCATACTCGAAACGATAAAACATTGAGTATGGATTTTCAATGAATTCTAGTTCTCTTGTCTCTGTATCAAAGATATGAAATCCCTTTTGGTCATTATAATCACTCCATGTAATCTCATATGGACAGCCGAGATAGTGAATGTTTCCATAAGAAGATTTGTGATGAAAATGACCAGATAAGACCATATCAAACTTTTGAAATTCTTCTGGATCAAATCCTGTATCGCACACAGCGCCACGATGCATCTCGAAACCATTCAATTCAAGATGACCCATCATCACTTGACACTTACTATTCTTTGTCGCATCCCAACACTCATTCCAATTATCAGTACAAATCCAAGGCATCAAAAGAATACCACAACCTCCTAGTTGTAACTCTGTTGGTTTGTCGATGAGATTGATTAGATTGTTATCACCATATAGTTGGTCTAGTGCATTGATATCAAGACTGTTTCGATAGAAGATATCATGATTGCCAATCAAACACCAGAACTTGATATTACGTTCCATCAATGGATAGATGAAGTCTTGTTTTAGATTGTTTGCTGAGACGAAGTTGATATATTTTCTACGATCTACGATATCTCCTAGATGAATAACATGATCAATTTTGTGTTCGTCTAGATAAGGAAAAAAGATATCATTCCAAAACTTAGAGAAATATCTAGCGAATATCTGGCTGTCATTACGAGCCCCAAAAGTGTGTATCGGTTACAAGTGCAACACGCATTTACCGACTCTCCTTTCTAAAAGAGGTTTGAACTAATCTTACTGCTTGTTTATCAGTAATCATACCAACATTTCTCATTCTTGTCAACACATCAATTTTTAATTCACTTATTGAACCTCTTTTCTTCAAAGTCACGAATAAAAATACTAGCATTTTCTGTTGCGGCTTCACTGGATTTAATATATTCAAAATCCTCACTACTCAAAGCATTCTGAAGATTAAACATTTCAGTTGATTTGTATTTTGTATATAATACTTTCTTTTCTTTTTCTATTCTACGTAAAAATGCATAATAGATTATTTGAGTAAAGTATGCAAATGGATTATTAGATTTTTCTGGATTGAAGTTGTCAATATACATAATACTGTTTTCAATACCATCGGCAATCATATCTTCTTTGAAAGGGTAATTTATAAAATTGTGTTTATTAGAAAGTTTATACGCTATTTTCATAATACAACTACCAATATAATCATTTGGTCGTGGTTTGTCAAGATCTGATGATTCAGCTTTCTCACATGCGTTTTTATACTTTACCATTTCAGAAAAGAACTTCTTATTATCTACGTAATGTTCACCCTTTGCTTTAGGCATTGAAAAACTCCTTACTCCTAAACATAATATTGATTATACTTTGAAAATAAAATGGTGTCAACTAAAATATTTTTAATTTTTCTGTTGACATAGTAGTTGACAGGGTATATACTTCTTATTGTCACCCATCAATGAACAGTATCAGAATCTACTTTGATATCAGTATTCGCTAACTGTAAATCAATCTTCTCTGGTAAAGTCTTCTCTATATATTCATCATAACAGTCTTTGATATGTTGTTCTACATAAGCAATAGATAGAATATGAAGTGCTGGAAAAAAGAAATTTCTAGATTTAGATAGACCATTTAAATATAAGTTAAAGAATACATGATCTTCTGTCCATTCTGTTGAGACAGGATCACGAAGAACGATACCAGAACTACTAGAAGCAATGAAATTACCAATAATCACTTGGCCAGTAGATAACTGTATAATACGATATGAATCGTTTTTATCAAAATCGTCTTCTGTTATCATCATTCTTTATTCCTCATATACCAATCTTATACAGTTTATATTCAAATTTCTCTTGATTATATATCTTAACTCTTTCATATAGATGTTTTAGAGTATAGTTGACTTCCTTACCGTGTTGTAGATCATCACCTATATCAAATAGTGTACATTGATCTTTATTATCTGATACTCTTAAACCTCTACCAATAGACTGTAAATTTCTTATCTTGCTTTTAGATGGGCTAGCAAATATGATATTGTGTAGTGCTTTGATATTAATTCCTGTGGAGTAGGTACCATACGATGCGATGATAATGGCATTCGTTTCTCGTTCAGTAATCTCTCTAATAGACTCACGGGTTTCACCATCAGTCCCACCAAATACAAAGAAAACTTTACGACCTTTCTTAACCTTACTATTTATCATGTCGTAAAGTTGTTTTCCATGTTTCTCTACATATTGAAATAGTATCAAAGTATTGCCGTCTAGTGATAATGCTAGATTATTGATAAATTCATTTCTCTTTTGATTTCTAACAATAAAGTCCATCTCATCAGCATACTTCATTTTAGATACTTGTTTTGTAATTTCTTTATCATATTTTAATACAAGTATTTTAATACGAAGTTTTGCTAATTGATCATTCTCCATTAGATCTTTTGTTTTTACAAGAGACTTGGTTGGACCAAATAGACCTTCTAATACTAATTGATGGGTTTGAGAACCATCTAATGTTCCAGTAAATCCAAATCTGTATCTACAATGAGGAAGTTTTTCTAGAATTGATGTAAGAGATTTTGCTTTGAATAAATGTGCTTCGTCACCAATGACTACACCAAAATGTTGAAACCAAGTCTTAGGCATCTTATAGATTGATTGCCAAGTAGTGATTACCACATCATCTGTAATATTATCTTTCCAATCTTTTTTACTCGTACCTGTAATCATACGAATATTTAATTTATTACCATAGTCATCAAAGTCTTTAGCCATTTGATGGACCAAAGATATTGTTGGTACAATGATAAGTTTTTTATGGGGATAAAATCTAGATAACATGTATATCATCAGAGACTTACCAGAACCAGTTGGTGATAGTAGTAAACACCGATTATTTCTTACGGCGTGTACAAAACCATCAATCTGATAGTCTCTGGGAGTTATCTTTAGTTTTAGTCTTTCTACAAATTGACCACACTCAAATGCGGAGAATTCATTAGATACATCAGAGTCTTGTGTATCAATAGAATAATTTCTATTCTTGGCGAAAGACTTTACTTCTTCTAGAAGTCCTTTGTAGATTTGTTGGGTATTCAGATTATAGAGATATATTTTACCATTCCACATACGAGATTTGTATGCTGGCATGAAGCGATATCCAGGAACATAGAAAGAGAAGTGTTCGTGTATCTCTTGAGCAATACCTCTTTCGCAATCAAGTCTTACAAAGACTTCATTATGTTCTTTTACAACAATATCACTGACCGAAGTTTGTGAGGCGGCGCCACTCGATACTATTTCTAATAATCCAGTTTCTTCCATTGATACCCTTCATTATTTCTTCCAAAACATCAACAATTTCTTGTTGCATAGATATTTTTAAATTCATTTCAATCATTTCAGAATCTGAATCCACATAATCATTTATATCAGCCTTCAAAATGGTTTTTAACTGGGGTTGTCTACCAATCTCAGTTAAGTCTTCAGGATTATTTAAATCACCTCTGAAGTATTCAGATAATGTTTTGGCAAGTTGTTTTTTCTTTAAAAATAGACTTTTGAGTTTAAGTCTTTCTTTATATAATATTGATAGATACTTAGCATGTAATACGGGAATATTTAAACTTTCTGTATCTAGTTCAACACTATCAATTGGAGCGTCTTTTCTCCAAGCTTCGGCAATATCTTCAATTTTCAAGATTTAAATCCTTCTTCACGATTAAAAATATATTATATCACACAGACTCTATTGTGTAAAGAGTATATCTAAAAGTAACAGTGGCTTCTAGATAATCAATATCAGTAACAGTAGTTGAGAATGTAAGTTCAGATAGAGATTCGGGAAACATATTCTGAAACTTTACACGAAGATTAGGATTATATTTACTTGATAGAATTGATAAAGTAGCATCAGATACGTTTCTCTGATTTCTGCTAAGTTGTTGAAAGTTTTTATATTGGTCAAAATTTTCTGGTGATCCTAATCCAACTAACCAATTATATATCTCTAGATAATTTATCATATCTTCGTCTACACGAAAAGTCAAGTTAAAAGGAGAGTATGTAATTTTTTCTCCAGCAAGAGGAATATCAGTAAAAGGATTGGTTTGATTAGAAGTACCAATAGATACTGGAGGTATACTAGCTGATTGTGAAAAATATGACACTGTTGGTATTCTATCTAATACCAATCTGAAACCTGTCTGTCCTAAAAAGTTTTTGTTATCAGGAGTTGCCATACAATGTATCCTTTATAATATCAACTATTTATTTATAAAAAAAGAGGGGAGCTGAAGCCCCCCTCTAGTTCTCGTTGGGTTAAACCCAATCTTATTATTACATAAGATTTGAAACGGTAACAGTACGATAGTAGATATTCTTTTTCGCAAAAGAGATAGCACCATCGGCAGCGGTTGTTGCAAAAGGATTAGCGACGATGCCGTAGCGAGTCTTAAATCCAATTTTTGGCTGGAAGGTATTCTCGCCAACTGCACGAACCATCTGTAGTGGAACATATGGGCAGTAGAAGAGACCAGCATCAAATGCGCTTGAACCCTTGTAACCAATGGTGTAGTACTGATCACCAGAGGCGCTTGAGAAGTATGGGTCAACATAAACGCGGACCCGACCATGTAGCACACCAGCGAAAGTGTTACCTGTATCGTCTACGTTTAGGTTGGAACTGAGTGCTGGAGTGTAATCAAGAACACCAGCCATCTGTAGGGCAGAAGCTACGTCTGAACCACAGATTAGAACGTTACCCTTACCACGCCGGGTTGACTTGGCGATTTGGTTAGCGTCGCGCTCGATCTGGTAGATTAGACCCTTGAAGCGTTCTACTGACCAGCGACCGTTTGCATCAACGTCTAGGTTGAAAGTACCAGAGGTTGTTACGTTATCCTGAGCACCTGCGGTAGCGGTATAGTTGATTGTACGAACTACTTCGCGGTTGATTTCAGCGAGGATTTCAGCAGATAGGATGTTGGATAGTTCTGTTTCTGCGTCTAGACCGTGAATAGCCTTTAGATCTTGGGCTAGTTCCATGGTGTACTCAGCTTTAAGGGCGCGAGATACAGCAGTTACAGAGACCTTCTCAACTGAGAAAGCCATTTGTTGGAATGCGTTCGTAGAACCATCGCCGAGAGCTTCTGCTTCAGCGGTGGTCATGCCAGTGCCGACGGTATACCCAGTACCTGATGCACGATCGGTTGGATCGCTACCAGATTGAGCATTATTACCAGCGTCGTTAATAACACCGAGAGATGCAGTATTACCAGAAGCAGAGGCAGAAAATGTGGTTACTGCTTCGTTATAGAGGGCTTCGTCGCCACCTTGAGTTGAGAAACGTGAACGCATCGCGAAGATTAGACCTGTTGGACCAGTCATTGGCTGGACACCGCAGATATCGTATGCGATCATATTTGGCATTGAGCGACGAACTAGTGAAATGAGGACAGGATCGAAAATATCGACTGAACCGTCACTAGCGGTAGAAGAAGAAGCGCCCATAGCATTAACTGGTGCTGCTTCGCCTAGTAGTGTTGGTGAATGATAACCGCCAGAACCAAAACCCTGCTCACGGGCAGAAATCTCTTGGTTTTCTAGTAGTTGAGCAACGACAGCACGCTTATGAGGATCCTTGATCTCACCGAGATCTGGATGTTCAAGAACTGGCTGCCACTTCTTGAGTAGTTCTTCATTTAACATTGGTATTAACTCCTTTTTAGTACCATTATTTTTATTTATTAGAAATCATTATTTCTTTACAGTTCTAGAAATAGCAGCGGCGTAGTGTGCCATGCTTCCAGTCACCTTCTTACGAACCTCTTCTTCGAGTGGTTCTTCTTCGTCAATAATAGATTCAATCTTATCTTCATCAGCGAAGTAACTTTCCTTAATCATGGAAACTTTACCACGATAGTCTTCTTCTGAAACAAACTCAACAGCAGAAGCTAAGTCAGTAAACTTCTCTTTATTTGCAACAGTTAGATCTTCGGAAATTTCTGAAACGATAGAATCTTTAACAAGAACTTCAATTTTATCATTGAGTTCAACATTTTTTTCGATTTCCTTGTTAAGGCTTTCTTCTAGTTCATCTACCTGATCGGATAGATCGCCTAGAATATCTACCTTATCTTCTGGAATATCAATATAAGATTCTTCGAAAAGTTTCTTTAGACCGCCAATAAATTCTTCAGCGATCTCAGTACGAATACCGTTTTCCATAGCTAGACGATTCTCATCGGCCCACTGTTCGACTACGTAGTCAAGATAGGAATCCATCTTTTCTACCATGTCTTCGTGATTATTTTGAGATTCGATTAGATTATCGGCTTCAATCTTTTCTGATAGTTCGGAGAGCTTTTCATTAATTTTAGTGATTACAGCAGCCTCAAAGATTGTGGTTGCTTTATTTTTAAACTCTTCTGAAAGATCTTCGTTGCCGAATAGAGCTTTAACATCATCTTCTAGATCGATGTCATCTCTTGTTACAGTGATTGGTTCTGAAGTTTTAATATCTTCTAAGATATCTTCTTCGTTTGTTTCAGTCTCTTCACCCATCATCTTTGAATATGCAGAATAAAGATCTTCTTTCTTCATACCATGCATTTTTGTCATCATGGCATTAATCATGCCAACCTTTGTCTTGGGTGAATTTCCTTGAGCAACAGGCTTTTTCTCTCCGGCGTCCTTATCAGCAGGACGTGAGGAGTCCTTCGTTGGTGCAGGATCTGCAACCATTGAGGGATCGCCCATTGAAGCTTTAAATTCCTGAAGATCTTCAGAGTCGTCTTCAAGAACTTCTAGATTCTCATCGGACATTTACACGCTCCTTTTTGTTTTTAAATTATTTATAAATTATCATATTTACATTAAAGTTTCTTCAGGAAATCCTCGAAGATACGCAATTTTGTTTGTTCAAGTTCGGCTTTATTGGCTTTCTTGATATCATATTGAGAACGCTCCACAAATCTTTGTGTCCACTTCCCACCTTCCATAATCCATTCAACCCCTTCCATAATACCTTGAACAAATGCATCTGGCGCGGAAGGATCTGCAACGATGTCGGCTGCGGTAGCAAGATAAAAATCTTTTTGTACCTCATTGACACCATTTTTCTGTTTAAGAGTACCCATACCTCTTGATGAAACACCAATAGTGGCACCCTCTTTGATTAAGTTTTTTACGATATTACCGTAAGGTGAATCCATAATCTTCGCTTTACCCATGAAGTTATCTCCATCTTGGTAAAGTTCTTTAATCATATGTGATACTCTTTCAAGATTAATGGTTGGTCCACTGGGATGACCTAGTTCACCAAATGCACGATTCTTCATTACATATTCTTTGTTATATCTATTTATTTCTCTTTCAAGAATATCTGTAGGATAGATACGACCATTACGGTTCTGTTTGTTGGCCTGCATAAAGATGCCTTCAATATAAAAATCTTTCTCACCATTCTCATTGGCTTCGGTCACATAACCGATGTCAAGTACTTCCGTGATGAGTTTCATATTATTCTCCTGACTTCTTATGCATTTTTAAGATAATAACGCCGTTGCCACCAGAAAGTGTAATATCTACGTTCGATGTTCTTTGTGCGTCATTAAGTTCTAATTGCATTCCACTTGCTTGATAATCATGATATCCACTACCAGCAAATACAGCGACAGTATTAGAACCTCTTTTTACGTTCCAATTATTTGTACCATCTACGCTCCACATCACTTCTGATATTACCATTTCACCAACAGTCTCACCAATAGCATTGGCTCCTTGTTTACCATTTGCTGTATTAAGTTTCAAACCATCAGTAGCAGTAGTTCTAAAAACTACATATCCAGCAGGTTTTTTATGATTATTTGTTACTGGCATCACACTGTCCTCTTTGCAAATGTAAGCATATTTTTATAGGATTTTTCATCTTTCATCATTTCACTTTCCATACGCTTACGATTTTCCGGATTTAATTCTTTGAGAACAGCATTGAATGCAACGGCATCTTCTTTTGTTACCTTTACTGACTTGCCGTTCTCTAATTTAATTGTTCCTGCTTTTACTGCTTCTTCAATAAACTCAACTTCTTCTTTTGCTAAACGCATTTGAAAAGCAACCTTTTTACCATCAGAAGTCATACCTTCAGTATCGGTTCCTTTGTATAATTTAAATCTTCTTTTTACTGTGACCTTTAAACCATTTGAATCGGTAACTCTATCAAATTTACCACCAATAGGATATTTTGTTGTATCATAGAAACCAACTCCCTTTGGTAGAGTAACTACTTGTTCTGCTTCATCAATAAACTCAACTTCTTCTGCCATTTTCCAATATTTACTAGCAATAGCATCTCTTTCTTTTTGGTCTTTATACTCTATGTGACCTTTCATATCATGTCGCTTATTGATGTCTTGAATTTTCTTGACTTCAGCAGGAGTACCAAAAGACTGGGCAAGTTTTAGAGCAACTAGACCATGTTCGTTACGATCTTCTAAATCACGAAGTTGTTTCTTCGTAACTTTCTTGGCTTCATCAAGTTCAACTTCTTCTTTTACAGAACCTGCCTTGAAGTCACCCTGTCTCTTATCACCTTTACGAAGAGGTGTTTTTGTAATTTTCTCTCTAAACTTAGCAAATTTTACGTCACCAGAAGTACCTTGTTTTACTACTGGTTCACCAGGATGTTCAACACCTTTATGTTTGTTGTGTGATGTCTTAGCTACATGTTGATCTTCTGGAGCAGCTGGATGATTGCTTACTTCAACAGAGTGTAAATCAACAAACTCAATCTCACCATCAGATCTAGGCTGATATTCTAGTGCTTCTTCGTCGTCATCTGGATCGACAACATAATCGTCAGCGCCAGCTTCTTGGATCTTTCTGAGTTGTTTAAGCGTTTTCATAAGAATCTTCCTCGGAACTGTATAGAGTAGATGCAATACGCATTTTCTCTGAATCTATTTTTTCGTTTGTTTTGAATGCAAGAACATCATTAATAATATCTCTAAACTTAGAAGTCTCGTTGTTTTCCAAATGCCGTAAAGCATCACTTAAACTGTCTTGTGCATCCATAGTCATTCTCCTTTCATTTATTTATAATATTTATTATATTAAGTAAAATAAGGTACTTTATAACTAGTTCCACCAATATTAAACGTTAAATAACCGTTTGGATTGGCTACTATACTATCATCTGGAGTTAGTGTTCCTAATGATGTTGTTACATCGCCTGGTGTTGCTGTAATTGTAACATTGGCTGAAGAAAATTTACTAGCAATACTACTTGTTACAGTAGTAGCAAAGTTAGGATCATCTCCTAAAGCTGTTGCTAACTCATTTAGTGTATCTAGAGTGCTTGGTGCAGAGTCTACTAAATTTGTAATTTCTGTTCTAACAAATGCTGTAGTAGCGATTTGAGTTGTATTGGTCGCCGCCGCTGCTGTAGGAGCTGCTGGGGTTCCTGTAAATGTTGGTGATGTTATATTTGCTTTAGTAGCAATATAAGAGTTGGTATTTGCTAAAGCGGAATTGAAGGTAGATGTACTTACTTTAGTCGCAATATAACTATTGGTATTAGCTAAATGTAATAAAGTATTAGCAGTATGCGCTGCTTCTCTTGTTTCTACAGCGGCAATGTAACTATTGGTATTAGCTAATGCTGTTCTTTCAGTAGCAGAAACGGTAGCAATATAAGAGTTGGTATTGGCAAGAGTTGTTTGGAATACAGTATTTGTTACATATGTGCCACCTACCGTTGATTCTGTTTGTACTGCTGTTACACTACCACCCTCTACAGTAGCGTACCAACCACTAGAGTTAGCGAAAAGAGAAGAGTTATTACCAACATATATTGTGCCGCCAGAAATATAAAGATCTCTAAATTTCTTTGAAGAAGTACCTAAGTCATAAGTTTCATCTTGATCTGGTATAATATGTTGAGTTGTAATTGTAGTAGTAAACGTATTAGGACTAGGAACAGTATTTGCTTCCCACTTACCTTTAGTGGCATTATATACTAATGCTTGACCGTCTGATGGACTTTTAACAGTATTATAGTCCACATCATCTAGACGATGTAACCAAACTTCACCAGATCCAGAAGATCCACCACTTCTACTAGATAATGCTAATCTTGTTACTTGAGCACTTATAGAATCTCTAAAGTTTTTTAAGCCTTCTTCTAGTTCTTGTTTAAGAGGTTTTAGATCAACAAGTCTACCATCTGCCCCCGGCGGTCCGATTGGACCTGGGATCCCTTGTTCGCCTCTATCACCTTTATCGCCCCTGGGTCCAACAGGTCCGATATCGCCTTTTTCACCTGGGACTCCTTTTTCTCCTTTTTCTCCTTTTTCGCCCTGTGGTCCTTGAATCCCTTGAATACCGACTGGTCCTCTAGCGCCCACATCGCCTTTATCGCCTTTATCACCTTTATCTCCTTTCGGTCCTTGTGGACCCGCAATACCTTGTTCACCTTGAGGTCCTACGGGACCGACTGGACCTTGTTCACCAAGATCCCCTTTTGGTCCTCTACCGCCTCTTGGTCCAACAACTTCACCAACTTCTAGTTGTTCGCCATCAGAGAAATTTAAGATTAAACGATTTTCGAATATTCCTGCTTTGAGTATAGCATTGCCAGCGTCACCTTTATCTCCTTTGTCTCCTTTCTCACCTTTAGGACCAACGGCTTCTACAATGACAGACTCAGCAGCATCACCACGATCACCCTTTGGACCTTGCGGTCCAGGTGGTCCTTCGATAGTTTTGATCTCTTCTATCTCTTCACGTAGTTCTTTTACGTTTTTAGAGATTTCTTGTTTAGCGAGTTTTAGAGATGCTGCTAATAACTTGGCGTTTTCTATGTCTTTCATCAGACTTCCTCATCATCATTCATCTCTATATTTTCTAATAAGGATGTCATTTTACTAACGAGTTTTTTATCTTCTTCTGACATTTCTATTGGTTGAAATTCTTCTATTACTGTATTCGCGTTTATAGATTCCATTGGAGTATCATCTTGATTGTTATCTTCATCATCATTCATAGGACTATCAGGATCATCAGATTCTTCTTTGATCTCTTTATCCATCTCTTCAATATCCTCTTCAGACATTTGAAGAATGTTCTTACGAACCCAAGCCATTGAGTAGTATTTACCAACAAAACCATCAATCTCATTGGCAAGAGATAGTCTTTCTCTTAATACTTCTGCTTCTTTTAATTCAGCAAAATAGTTATCATGAGCAAACTCGTAGTAGATATCTTCACGAATTTTTTTCCAATCTTTTCTTGATATTACACCTTTTAGAACTAACTGTATTTCTAAAAGATTATCAAATAGATGTGAAAATCTATTTCTAAGTCTTTTTATAAACTTGGAAAATTTTAACTCATCGCGAGTAATTTCTGTAGATCTACCAAGATTAAACTGATTCTCTGCTTCCATACGTGTGACAGGAACATTCAGAGACTTGTAGAGTTTACGACGGAAATAATCTACATCGTCCATCTCTCCAAGATTTTGACCGCCTGGAAGTGTAGTAATCTCGGTGCCTCTACCACCTTCTCTACGAGGAAGCCAGAAATCTTCTAACATTGTCATAAACTTACGATCATCTCTAACTTCACCAGTCGAAGCATCATAGACAAGACGATTCTTATGTTTTGTCATCATGTCTTGTAGATATTGTTCAGCCTTCATCTTTGGAAGATTGCCTACATCGATATAAAATATTCTACGTTCTGGTGCACGAGATAAACGATAGATTACAGTTGCGTCTTCTAACATTCTAAGTTGATTCAATGGTTTGATTGCTTTGTTAAGATATCCTAGTACAATCTTATTTGATGGATCGTTTATACCACTTGTAACATGACAGATAGAATCTTTAGCGATCTTTACCGCGTTTTGAGCGCCTGAAGAAGTAATCCCTTTTGGATGATAGATGTAGTACTCGTTGAACCCTTTCTCAACTGTTACCCTTGTACGAGGATGAGTTTCAGTTATTTTTTCACGTATCTTTTTAATTTTTCTAGGGTCTATTTTACGAAGTTCTTGTATACCATTCCTAGGTTTTGATTCGTTGACGAGTATGTGATAATATAAACGTCCATCAACATACCATTGTTTGAATATGTCATATCCTTGATTATTGAAGTCGAGAAGTTTTAATACGTTATAAAATTCTTCTCTAACTTTGTTTTTAAAAGAAACAGAGTATTCCAAATCATCAAGAACAATGTCTATTGGGTTTTCATTGTCCAATACGATTGATTCGTTTACGATATCTTCGATGGCGCTATCACATTCTGGTTGCATAGACATTTCGCGATAACGTGTTACTAGTTCTCCTTCAGACTTAGCAGAACCTTCTAGATCTACATAAGTACCATAAACACCACCAGCAGCGACTTCTACCGCGCCGTCTTCAAAATTAGGTGCAACAAAGGATTTTACATTTTTTTCTTGTTGTTCTTGATTAGATTTCTCTATCTTAAAACCAAATAGCTCTACTGCCATATTTTCATTTCCTAAAATGTATTTTGTTTTATCTATTTATAAATGAAGATAAACATAAAAAAACGGTGGTCTCATAGAAACCACCGTTTTAATACTCTACAAACTAATATTAACCAAAGAGCGGGGCAGTTACCTGACCTACAACACCTTGACCAGCTTGCCAGAAATCGTAAGAGAACGTGACATCAAAAGTTTCAACGGCGTCGTTTGTACCCCAATCAAGTGCAATTGCACCAACTGTTAATGGGAACAGACCGACAAAGTTGTAAGTTCTGATTGGTTCTCCAGTTTTAGCAAATTGTGTAACAGTAGCATTTGACTTGTACTGTGCGGCTTGCGCTAGAGCGGTAGAACGAATGTTTGTTTGTAGTCCGTTGATTGCATTTGACCAACGTTCCATTCCATCGCGGATTAGGAAGTCTTCGTCATTCATGACTGTAACTGTCCAATCAGCGAAAACTCTGTTACCAGCATATTTGATCTGCCGACCGAAGTAGTTGACTGTAGCTACGCCAAGAGTTGCTTCGGGAATCTGAGCTGCCTGAACCATGAATGAGGTCTTAATAAATGAACCACGGTCAACTGGATTGTCAATGGTTACTTGAAACAGATTGGGGCGAGCACCACCACCAGTTAGCTGTCCTTGAAACCCTGCAATATTAAATGCCATTTTATGACTCCTTATCTTTACTTTTATTTATATTAAACTTGACCAACAACTTCACTAAATTCAACACCAGTGCGGCCAGCTACGAAGTTTAGTTGAATAAAGTTGATTGACCGAGAGGGTTTGATAAAGATATCGCCAACAAATTCATTACGATCAATAACTTCAAGAGTATTGTTTGTTTCGTCACAAACAACTCTGAAATCTGTGATACCACGGCGACCTTGTACGTCACGGAGTAATGGTTCTACAAGATTTACAAAGTTAGCTCTTGTAAACTCATCGTTGAATTCAAAGAGTGTAAACTTAGAAGCAGTAGAAATAGCTTTCTCTAGTACAATAAAGAGACGGCGAACATTGATACGATCAAATGCGCTTGGTTTAGCAAGAAGTGTCTTATCACCAAATAGTACAGTTCCTTGTCCTGGGAATGTAGTAATTGGATTGATGCCCTTCTTATAGAGTTCATCCCTTTCAGCTTTATTAGGTGTGAACGCCATTTTAACGACATTCTTGATTTGACCACGGTTGAAACCAGCAGGTGAATACCAAGGATCACGAAGATTGTCTGTCCGAGCCATCGTTCCTGCTACATCACCATTAGCTGGAATGTAACGATATACGTCATTGTACTTGTCGTATTGATACTTCCAACCAGAGTCCATGATACCATATGAACTTGATGGTAGAGTATCACGATAAGCAATGATGTCTTCTGTTTCTGAACCAGCGTAGAGACGATTGTCTACAACGTCTGTTTTCTCTGGAGAAATAACAGCAACACAGTCTTTACGAACTTCACATATTTGTTCGATAAGATAACGCGCTCTTACAGCATTAGCAGAAGCGCCAAGAATTATTGTTACGTCTACTTCTTCAGCGTTTTTGAACTTGTCATATCCTAAGAGATAGTTAGCACTGGTTGGTGTATTACCATCGCGTCCGTTTACAAACGAACTGGTCTGTACATCGGTATCACCAACAAAGGTAACACCAGAAGCTTTCTTACCAGCATTTGTATTAGAAGCATGATGTTTAGTCCACCATACATACTGTGACCGATTATTAATAACATCCTTATAGTAATTACTACGTCCATCTTCTGTCTTAGCATCAGATGCCATAGAAACGGCTGGAAATACTTCAATAACTTGATTCTTTACACCAGTCCATTCACCATCTTCATCTACTACAGCGATATGCATTTCATCAGCGGTTGCACTAGCAGTATTAGCATATGTTGAAGTTCCTGGTGCAATATCAAAGAAGTTGTAGAACTCCCAATAACGAGTTGCAGCATAACCACTAACAGTGTTGCCAGTATACTTTCTTTCAAGTGTTAGTACTGTTGAGTTGGCAATAGCAGAAACACGAACTTTTTCTTTATCTGGACCAATTTCTAGTAGGTCACCAACAACTAATTGTGTATCAAAGAAAGTAGATGTACCGGTAACAGCAGTTGTTTGTGTGGTTACAGCAATCGTACCAGCGATAGAATTTGACCATGCTTGTGCGCTTGGACATACAGAGATTTTGAGAGAGTTACCCAATTCCCCTGGATATTTTGCAACCCATTCACCAACATTTGAGATACCTGTAGAATAGTTATCTTCGTAGTCATCTTCGTTTTTGATGACAGTGTTTAACGTATTTGCAGCGTTTGTTGTTGCATTACGTGCTGAGGTGGCCACAGAACTGTTACCAGTTGCTACAACACGAACTACCTGTAATGCATTTGAATATGAGAGGAAGTTAGTTGCTGTGAAGAAGTCTTCCGCAGTATTTGCGTTAGGTTTCTGGAATGTGCTTACAAGAGCGGTTTCTTGGGAAACTAAAACTCTCTTATCTACTGGACCCCACCGAAAATGTCCAGCAATAGCACCAATAGATGTTGATACAGCGGGTACAACAGTAGTAAGATCAATCTCACTAACGTTGACGCCTGGAGAAACTTGGAATGCCATTTCTTACTCCTTAGATTAAAACGAACAAAGATATCATTTTCTTTTTATTTATATTTTTAACGTTTTTAATAAACTTAGTTAATAAATAGAAATATGAGAAAAACGGAAGAAACCAGACATAAAATGAGTCTTGCTAAACTTGGTAAACCCAAGTCTAAAGAAACTCGTATTAAGATGAGTAAGGCACATATGGGCAAATCTCATAGTGAAGAAACTAAAAGAAAAATTAGTGAGAGTATGAAAAAGAAGTTTCAATCTGTTCTATTCGTTGATCCATGGTCTACCAACGATTAATAAACTGGTCTTTAAGATCTTCTAGACTGTAAGGATCGTTTACGATCATTTCTGCATCATTTGCCGCATCATATCTAAAACCAAACGGTAACATATCTTCTTCCATCATAGATTCTTTATCTTCTAGTATTCTTTTTCTAATATCAGTGTTTGTAAGTTCTTTGAAATAATCTTGTCTTACAAGCCATCCAAATAATACTAGACACATTACTAAATCGTCGTGATATCCTTCATCGGCTTCAAAAGATTCCTTCTTACTAATGAAATTAGATAACTCTTCAATTATGTCAAAATCTTGTATAATAATTTTTTGATTCTCTACCATATCTTTTAAGGTAGAACAACCAATTCTTTTGACTTGTTTTGTAGTTCTTACACCATATTGTGGTTTATTGCCAAATCCACTACCAATAATTTGACCAGATCTACCTCTCATATTTGTCATGAAAATATTTTCATATTCCAAGTCTCTATAAAGAGTAGAAGCAACTTGTTCGCCAATATCATTTATTTCAACTAAAACAAAAGCATTGTTAAAGTTCTTAGCTACATTATATACTAACTCTGGATATAAAATAGGTGAAATAGTAGAGTCTTTGAATTTAGCGACAACTCTATATGGTATCTGTGTGATATCGATAACAGTGAAAGCTGAGTTATCTCCACCAACGCCACGAGATGTATCGACAGATATTACATACTCGTGTTTTTCTTTTATATCTTCATACTGATCAAATCCATTTTTTGAAAATTTAGGGTTGACAAAGGTCAAATTTCGGAGTATATTTACATTGATGAGTGTATTACTACTACCTAAGAATTCGCAAGCAAACTCTTGATTAAAATCTTCTTCACTTGTATTTGCTATTTGTTCTTCTTTCCACTTCTCATCTCTTCCTGGTGTTTCCCACCAATCAACAGCAATTGGTATAAACTTACTGCGTTCTTCTTCAGCCTCAACCCACATCTTGTAGAAATGATTCATACCCGATGGTGTAGAGACTATAATCATTTTAGTCTCTTGACCAGATGAGATTGTAGGATAAACAGACTTAAAGAACTCACTAGCAATACCATGAGGAACGAAAGCAAATTCATCTAGAAAGACAAGAGAGAATGATTGACCACGAGCAGCAGAACCCGTCGTAGATGTAGCGAGAATTTTTGATCCATTTTCTAGTTCAATAGAACCTTTATTCCATACAGCAATACCTTGTTGCATCCATAAAGGTAGATTCTCATATGCTTTCTTTAATCTATCAAGAAGTTCTCTAGCCAATTCTGCCTTATTGGCAAGTAATGCTACGTTTTTATTTTCATTGAAAAGAACATAATGAAGAATAAATCCAATGACCGCAGTTGATTTACCAGACTGTCTCGGCATCTTTGTGATAACAAAACGATTATTATGAAAAGTATTGATCATTCGTTCTTGATATGCATATAGATCTAAAGGAATAAGACCTTTATCTACATGAACAATCTTGACATAATTTTTTACAAAGTATATTGGATCCTGAGCACACTTAATGTACTCTTGAATTTGATCTTGAGTAAATTCAATATCAACACCGATCTTTTTTAGATTCGGATTACTTAAATAAGCATCAGACATATCTTCTAAAAATTCTATCAAACATTAAAGCGAGTAACATAGCAGCACCTGCGGTCAACATAGATTCTGTATATATGCCATCATAACGAGATGGATGACTTAAAATATCAGCAACAAGAGTGGCAAATCCAGTTAAAGCCAATGCAAACCATTTACTATGATTTATATTAAATAAAGATAACATTACTGTAAGTACTAAAGCAATCACTGCTGTTTTACTTGCTGTTATAAAATGACTTAATGTAAGTACAGTTAAGTCTCCTTGAACCATACAAAGTAAACATGCTAAAAACGGTTCTAGAAACTTTTGTACAAAATAATCGTAATTAGTTTTTATCATCTTTGTTTTTTAACTTCTCTATTTCTTCTGCGTTTTTTGCAATATGATTATGATTAGAATCAATCTTTTCATCTTGTGCAGAATCAATCATTCTTTGTAATCTTCTACCTTTTTCTTCTTCACTATCTTTGTGTAATTCAGGATCGACTACTTTTTCTAACTTTAAAAATGGTATTCTTTCATTTGGTACATATCTCCATGTATATCCTTTATCACTGAATACACCAAATACTGTTTGTTTCATACCAACTTTTACAATAATAGCATCTGAACCATCAAGAATAACTTTATCACCTTCATTGAAGGCTCGGTTCATTTGAAACGCCATACCTTTGGCAAAGTTAGTTACAAAGTCTTTTAACATAAACGCAATGATTGCTGATACTAGAACAGCAATCCATGGAAGAATCAGAGTTGTCAAGTCTCCACTGAGAGAATTAATCGACTGAACTTCTTGCATTTTTTTCTCCTTGAATAAGTTTTTGAAGATCAGCAGTTGAACCTACAAATAATGCATTGGTTACATTCTGCGGTTTATCTTCTTTTGTCTGTAATATATCTTTCTTTTTCTTAGCCAACTCAAGGAGATCTTTGTTTGTATCAGTTAATGTTTTAAGTAAATTTGTCGCCACTTCAAATGCTCTTGGAGATTCACTCTGTCGAGCAATTTCCATAACTCTATCTAAATCACCCATTCCAGAGTCAATTAGATCTCTTAAATTACGTCTAGCATAGTCGTAATCATCTTCTATTTGTTTATTAATATTAGGTTCTATAACCTCCACTTCATTAGGAGGATCTATGTTTAGTACATGACTGAATTTAGAATCGAAACTCATGGTTGTTGATCACTTCCTGTTCTTGGATTATATATCAAACCGTCTGTATAGAAGAAGGTATTCGAAGCAAATCCATAATTATCATTTACATCAATTAAACTTCTATCAATAGACGCTGCACTATTTGTAGTAGGCGCGCCATTAGCTAATAATCCAGGAACAGTAACAAGACGACTTGACCTTGGAGTATTTAAGGCTGTATTAGCATGTAGATCAATCTGTATTCTTGTAATTGGTCCGCTGTTTGTAGTTGGTCCGTATAGATAACCTTTTAAAGTAAAATTGAAGTTCCAGATAATAGTTCTTCTAGTAGAATAATCACCATCATATACATCCTCAAAATCTATACTATTCAATATAATTGGTATATCCATAGTTATATTCATAGATGGTATTAGATTTACTGATACGTTCCATTCTGGTTTAAAATATGGAACAATTTGTTCTACTATTTGTGTACCATCATCCGCATTCTTCACAAACGCTGATAACACAAATGTAATATCATAAGGAACAGGTGTATATTGTGTTCTCAACTGAGTATTATCAGATGTGATAATATAACTATTCTTTTGAGTGGAGTTTATTTTTCTCGTAGAATCATATGTAAGGCCGGTCAACTCAAATCCAAGACGTGGAAGCGATATAGCAACTTCTCTATCTAGATCTGGATTTGTATCTAGTCTGACAAGAAATTTTTGTTTGGGTCCATACGCTAAAGGAACAGCAAGTGTTTGTACTCTATTACCGTTCGAATCCGTTCTTACAAGTTGGATATCATTGAATAATGATCCGAATACTTGAACATAACGTCTAATTGTACCGTGATAAAAATACTCAAACATCAGAATCTACCCTCTGACCATGGATCTTTTTCACTAAAATCAATAATATCGTCTTCTAGTATATTAGATTTATATACAGTATCATTATCTGCTTGTGCATCAATTGTAGAAATTTGGAATTCTTGTACGATACCATCACCATCTTCAGCTAGTAGAACTTCGCCATCTTCAAGAAGTGTTTGATAGAAAGTTTGATCAAGTGAATATTGATCTTCAACAATATCAATCTCACTATATCCAGTATCAAGTTTTTCAGAACTATAAGAAAATAATTCACAACGTAAATCATATGTCTGTAATCTACCGGTTTGATAAAAAATCTGTTCGTGTTCAACAAACTTGATCTCAAATATCTTATCAACCATTGGAAAATAGATTAGATCTCCTTCTAATGGACGATTAGAACTGATTGAGTATCCATTAGCAGTGCCTGCTTCTAGTACGATAGATTCTGTCTCATTGTTCCCTGTGAGAAACTGTCTTGATGGAACAGCCGTATTTGCCTGTTCTGTAAGTAGATTATAACCTACTTCTGTCATCAACTTTTCTGTACGAATCTGATCAAATCTTTTACGAGCAAGAGTGAAAGTCATCTCATCTCGTATCTGTAAACCGAATCTTGAGAGTAGATCACCTTCTCCTTCAAATCCTTCCACGTTTTTGATATACATCTCAACATCAGCAGCGGTTGTAAACTTCATCAGTGGATCTTCACCGAATAAGTTATCTCTCGCTACGATTGTTTTTGGAATGTACTTTACATCATGACCATAGATCTTGATAGCCTCAATCGTGAGATCTTCAACTAGGTCTTGCTCTCTGGCGTATGAGAAGTTATTGAAATACTTATTCGTCGCCATAATTTATCCAATCATATCATGGACGGGCAATGAATAACTCGTAATCATTTCATCTTCTAACTTATTAATTTCTTCTCTTGCTTCACCTAGAATACGAACACCGTCAAATTGAATTCCTCCTGGAAGTTGAATACCTTGAAACTTAGATAGATTTTCGCCCCACTGTCTTTTAAATAAAGCAGTCGAATATCTAAGTAACCATCTATCACCCCAAACATCTGTATATGTATTTGGATCTACTGTGCGATAACAATCAATGATGATGTATTCATCTACGAGAACATCTGTTTCCCAATCCATATCAATATAAAGTCGATCTGTGTGACGGTTGAAACGAATAGGTTTCTTACCAACAAAGATTTCTTCAAGCATTTCTACATGTCTCATAGCGTTCACATAAGGAACATATGAAGCACTAGAAAAATCAAAAAGATCGTTTAGATGAATTTGATATCGAATATTGAATAGATTTGAACTATTAATAGAATCCCCAATATCAAACACTCTCACGATCCCTTGAATATTTTCTGGGATAGAGATGTATTTGTTGGTTTTATCTGAAGAAGTAATTTGATGTTTTAAATAAACATGTTCTGTGCCATCGTAATGATAATCACGATAGTATTGTAATGCTTCGTCAATTCTATCCTCTAGTTGTTCGTCATCAACGTTGATATCTATAACTGGAGAACCTAGATTTCTAAGGCAATATTGTTTATGTTGTTCTCTGGTCGCAGGAATAGCCATAGTACCCTCTTTGTATAAGTCTTATGACTATTTATAATGTTTATATTGTTATTGCCATTTAGGTCCACGTAACCAAATAACAAGACTTCTACGAATACCATTTGTTACTGGTTTTACTCTATGATATGTAAAAGAAGGAAAGAATAATGCTGAACCTTTTTCTTTAAAGTGTGGTAGTTTAATAGGTTCCATTACATTATAACCATCAAGATTTAGTTGTTCTTCACGATTTTCTTCTTTTTTTTCTTTTAATGATAACAACTCAAATTCTCCACCATCATATTCACTAGGGTCTGTCAATTGAATACTACAACTGATTTTACGAACGGTATTTTTTAGAATATGGTCTTCTGGATAATCGGGTTGTAATGTTCTATCATTTACAATGGTGTCTGTATGCCAGTGATAGTGGTTTTGGTCACCATAATATATTGTATATTGAAATGGCTCTATAGCAGTAATATTGTAGTTCCATCCACTTTGTTGATTGACATCATCGATTGTTGGACGAATCATAGAATATAGTTCTTCATTATCATGCCAAGATACTTTGTTCTTACGAATAGTATGATTGGCGTTTTCTGGATTTTCAATACCATATGTTAACGCTTCTTCTTCTTCACTTTTTTCACAAATCTCACGAATACGCATAATCTGTTCAGGCCAGAATAAAGTTTCATAGTACCAATACCAATTATTTTCAAATGTAGTTGTTA